AACGGCTGCATCGCATAAGAAAAACGATAAGTATCTCTGACCCGAGACTCTCCGTTTGCGTCAAATCCTGGCGGATACTTGCCCTCAATCACGGCCTGAGTTGGCCGTCCCTGCACCTCCGGCGATAACTCCGGCCTCTTAACCTCTATGTCGATTGATCCATCCTCTTTGGGCCTGACGTTTATTACGGTGCGGCCCTTTTCCTCGGGCCTAATCTCGGCCTCCCTCATTCCGACTTGAATTTTTGTCGCCTCGGGAAGTTCTGCTGGCATAGCCGTTCCGCCCGGCGTGACTTCATAGGCGGCCCTGGGCGGGAGCCTCGGCATGGCTGGTGTCGGCGTGACGGGCTCAGCCCATGCCTCTGGGTTTGCGACAAGATCGGTGAGCTTATCCTTTAAGAATTGCCCGGTCGCAAGCGGTATCTCGAATCCGTCCTCTTTCGTCTCTTTTCGGAATTTGAGAATTTCCTTATTAAGCTTCTCCCAGAGCGATCCGAATTCCTTTGGGCTTACGCCTTCCCTTGTGAATATCCAATTCAGCCCGTAATCAAACGCCTTATCAAAAAGATGTCTCTCGTCAAGCGGCGCGGTTCCGTGGGCCTGATCCAGGATCGCACTCGTCATGCCGAAACGGAGAATGTGATTCAGTAGGGGAGAGGCGTTGGTGAAGTTAGCGAATTGCGTTCCGCCGAATACAAAGCCCGTCAATGCGCCCCCGCCGGTGGCCCTGGCCTTGTTTTCGAGAACCTCAACCGGATCTTTGCCCTGCCATTCAACCGCCCCCATTCCGAGCCCGAGCGTCGCGACATTCTTAATTATGTTCTGTGCGATTTTTCCACTTAGGGTCTTGGCTGGCTTTTTCAATAAAGCCTGCCCTAATTTCCCGGTGACTTCAAAGGGTGCGTATCCCTTGCCTAAAGCAAGCCCCTTGACGGGGAAGTTCGCAAGGCCGTATAGGGCTCCGGCCCCACCCGCCACTTCGGCAAGCGGGGATTTGGGTGCGGGCATTTCGCCTTTAACGAGGGCCTTTGGGAGACCGAATAGTCTCATGTTGGCCCATTGGGTGAGGAATTGGCCCGGAATATCCAATAACTGCTCAAGCTTCCCGTATTCAAGTTCCTCGGCTTTGGGGTATTTTCTCTCCGGCATGGGAAAGAATTTGCCGCTTTCGACCGTCGCCTTCTCTTTTGCGGTCATCGGGCCAATGGTCGGCTCTTTGGGCTTTTCGATTTCTACGGCCTTTTTAATTCCTGCAAAAGTGCCTCGGCTCAATTCGGGCATGCCCGCTTGAATAGACGGCCAGACCTTTTCTTTGAAGCCGGGGACTGCCTTATCCGTTATGAATCGGGAGAGGTCTTTTACTTTTTCAAGAATCCCGCCCGGTTCTTTTTTCTTGGGCTCCTGGCCGAGCGGCGTTATCCCCTCAAGGAAACTAAACTCTGCGTAGGTCGGCGGCTCGGGAACCTGTTCCCTCTGCTGCGCGAGAGGCTTGATGCCCTCAAGGAAATCAAATTCGTCCATCAGAATAGCTCAAGCAACCTCCAATTGCTGTATCCATTGTCGGTGAGCCCTTTGATAAGCGGTTGGTTGGAGATGAGGTCTTCTCTCTTGAATCCCTGAGCCTTCAGCGTTTCGGCTAATTTCGCATAGTTCTCGTCCGGCTCGATCCCGAGTTCCGCTTTCATCTTCTTAACCTGACCCACCTTGTCGATGATCTGATTTTTGATCGTCTTCGTCTCCTCCGGCCTGACCCCGATTTTGAAATACCGGATCGATAGCGAGTCAATTTCCTTTTGGAGAGCTTCGATCTTCTTCTCTTGATCCGGCTTCCCTGGCTTGCCTGTTCTCTCAAACGCTAATTCGGCTTCCCTCACGCCGACTTCTTTTTCCCTGACCGGGACAAGTGCTTCTTGAACGCCGATCTCCCTTGAGCGGACATCCCTATCGAGGTCGTCTGCAATTTGTTTTGATACCTGAGCGATGGACTCCTTGACCGCCTCAAAGCCGAAGGCCCGGATCGCGGGCTCAAGGTCTTGCTCGTTCGGATATTCTCCGGCCATGACGCTGAGCATAATGTTCTTCATCGCCTTCTCTGCCGATGCTATGGCGTCCTCGCTTTCTCCGGGTGCGGGTAAGGTCATTTGCCCCCTCATTTCCTCCGGCACTATCTGGCCTATCCAATCACCAAGCTGTCTTTCTCCGAACGTCCTCCCCTTGAAAAATTCGGGGTTCGCCATATTCCTGATGAGATCACCAATGAGACCGGACTGCTGTATTTTCTGTTGCTGCTCCCCATAGGCGGCATACTCCTCAAGGGTCTTCTGCAGCCATGCCTGGGCTCTCTTGCGTTCATAATCAAGGCCCATCTCCTTTTCCATAATGGCGGGAAGAAACTGACCTAAGAATCTGTTCGTTTTTGTCCAGTCGGCCATCGCTTCCTCCTATTACTTCTTCCCTAAATAGCTCCCCCCGAGATAAGCCAAATATGGAAGCCAATCCAAAATCGACCCACCGCTCGTCCCCGCCCCGCTTTGGCCGAGCCTGTTTATGATCGCCTGCTGATACAAATTGTTCTGGCCCCCCGAGATCGTGGCGAAATAGTTGAGAAGCATCTGCATAGAGGATTGGGCCTCTCCACGCCTGCCCGCGCTCAGGGCCTCCGCGATTTGGTCTGCGCTCATTCCGGCCCCCATAAGCTGTTGAGATAGTTGGGTCGTCTGCATAAGTTCATTGAATCGGCGGCTCGTTTCTTCTATGGAGATGTCTCTCTCTGTTTGGCCGAGAAGCTCCCTTCCCGCTCTCTGTATGCCGGATACCTCTCTTTCGGCGAACGGGCTACCGAGAAGCCCCATGCGGGAAATTCTGTCCATCGCGGATTGAATCTGTGGCCGCTCAAGCCTCTTGATCCCCTCGAAGGCCCGGTTATAGATTGCGTCCCGCTCCTCGTCGCTAAGACCCCTCGGGTAGTCCAGCAATGAGTTGGCCCTTCCCATGAGCCTTGCGAGTAGGTCTTTTACTTCTTGACTCCATTGAAAAGTCCCCCCGGCTCCCTCCGTCGAGGCCCCCCCTCCGCCGACACAAGCATCGCCGAGTTTATTGTCCTCGCACCATTTGATACATCGGCAAGATGGTTCGCCCGCGCCGACAACCATTTTGTATCCTGGCGGGCATGGGTCGGTTGCATTCTTGACGCTGAATCTGCTCCCGTAGGCGCATCCCTCCCAATCCCCCTTGCTTTCACCGGCCCCCTCCGGCTTTGTGTATCCACCATCGCCGCCGTCCTCACCATCGCCGCCGTCCCCGTCCCCCTCTCCTGCGTGCTGTTCTGCACACAGTCGGATACATTCATCGTATTCTTCTTTTTCAATCGGCCACTTGTGGCGATTGGGGTATTTCCTGGCGCAGTCCTCTTTACAGGCGGCCTCAAGGCCGGGGGCTGCAATTTTCGGGGCTGTTGTACCCGGTTGCTTTAGGCTTGACTTTGGGACTTTGTATATTGTTTTCGGCATTACCCCCTCCTTACAACCGCTCCGGGCAGACCCCCGGAAAGAGACCGGTTCGCGGATGGATTAGCAAGGTAGTCTTGGAGAAAACTGAGATCAACTCCCATTCCTTCGGGAAATCCGAAATTCGCGTATCTACCGAGATTCGCGGCAAGTGCCTGGGCTATGATGTTATCGAATGTCCCGACGTTCCCGCTCTGGTAGGGCGGCCTGATCCCGGCTTGCCTCAATGTGCTCATGTAACGGCTGAGGTCTTCCCGTTCCTGATCCTGGGGGTTTTTTGAAAACAGGCCGGAAAGCAGGCTCACAGCGATGGGAAGAATGATTGACCACGGCATCCCGGCGGCGGCCCCGGCTGCCCCCGCGGCTGTCGTCGCGAGCCCGCCTGATCCGAGCATTGACCCGAGACCGCCTCCGCCGCCGCCATACCCAGAAGTTGCTCCGTAAGTTCCGGGCAAATTCGGTGAGAATGACCAATTTGGATTTATCGGCATTTTAACCTCCTATGTCAGCAAATTAGGCATCGCCGCCCATACTGGGTCAGGCGTTTCGACCGTGATGTTACTCTGGATAGAGGTGGAATTTACCTCTAAGGTTATGCTTGAGGCAGTCTTAGCCACAATCCGATATGGCCCGGTCGTGGGAAATCCGGCACTCACCGTGACATAATCCCCAATATTAAAATCCGATGTATCTGTCATTCCGGTGATGACCGCCGTTGACCCATCCGTATCTCCGGTATTATCCGTGGCCGTTGAATATGTCCCCGATGTGACGCAATGCCAACCAGGAGATGCACTTGCTGCCGGGAGGGTTTTCCAATATCTCACCCCCCGTTTCCATGTCCCATCTGTCGGAAGCGCAGTTCCAAAGGCATCCCCCCCGCCGGCAACCTCGGCCTGAATAGCAAAGCCGGAGTCGTCGGCTGGCAGAAGAAGCGTTTGAGCACGGAAAAAGGAGTAGGATCGTCCGCTTGTTATTTGAATTATGCTCGGTATAAACTGACTCCAGATGTCAAAATGACAGCCGATAGCATAATCCAACTCTATCTTCATGGTGTTCGTGCTTGAGAGTAGTGCATTTTCAATACGGCAATTTTCGACCACGGATACCTTGCCGTCATCTGCCATCGCATGGTGCACCAGGGGTGATCCGTAAAGAGTAAAAGACGACCCGATATCCGATATATCGTGATAATAACCAACCGAAACTGCCGGGGTAGTGAGGTAATGGACTACTCCATCGGCGGCTTCCCAAAGCGTGCCGACCCAGTTGACCCGTCCATAAAAGGTGTTGCCTCCGAAGCCTGCAATATACTTCGCAAAGATTATCCCGGTGTGATTCCCAGCGGTCACATCGCAACCGAAAAAATTATATGACGCCGCCTCATCGAAAATAATAAGTTGCGCGTTATCGTGCTCTGAAACAAACGTGCATTCAAGCATTGAATTGTCAGTATTGCTTGAGGCCATGATGGTTCCGTGAGTCGAAGAAACTCCCGCCACATCGTTATTCCTGCCTGTAAAGAGGGTGCAGTAGTTATTAGTGGGGTCATCGTTTTCAAGAACGCAATCCTGCCATAAATCGACTTCGACTGCGATTTTCACGACGCTGGCAACGCTGAATTCACCGCGGACATATAAACGATGAAAAGAATTTAGGATACATTGCTCGCTCTCGCTGCCCTGCATGCGGGCCAGCAATATCCCCGTTTGATAAACGGCTGTTCCGTCCGTTCCCAAATCCATGTCATCGATAGTCATGAAAAGGCGCCCCAACGCATCTATGAGAATCGCCCCATTTTGAGTCCCCTCTATGCGAGTGGCCTTCCTGCCCGCCCCGATTAACTTAATGGAGCGAGCCGTGTGTCGTGTACCTGTCACGCTGCTTAAATCCAAGCTCGTCACCCGATATGTTCCCGGCGGGAAATATACGACCCCTCCTTTCGGCATGGCTTCAGCACAATCAATGGCCGCCTGAATTGCGGCTGTGTCGTCTGTCGCGGCATCGGCCTTCGCCCCCCACCATTGTGGATAAACTTCTTTTACTGCGCCCGCCCCGAAAACCACCTTGCCGCTTCCAGACCAGGAGAATATCTGATAAAGGCCGCCGTTGACTTGGCCGTTTATCGTGACAGTCACGCCCGTTGCGATAGAAAGGGAGCCCCCCTGGAGGAAGTAAAGTTCTATATTTGATGGAATTGTGATGTTGGCTGAGACGGCCTGCTCGCTCGGGATGAGAAGCGTCTTCTTTGCGCTCCCGATTGCCGTGACTGCATCGGCGAAAGAGGGGTAATCCCTCACGTCAATGTAGGGTTTCGGGAGCGCGGCGGTCACAAGGTTGACCACGGACGCAAGCTTCTCGTATATCGTGACCGCGATATTGCTCGTGCTCACGCTATCCTCCGTGTCACGTCCTTATAGAAATTCAATGTCCCGAGCATGACGGTCTTGATTATTCCCGCTAAGTCCTTGTATTGGATGTCGTAGTAATAGATTCCGCAAAGCGGATCGGTCTCTGTGTCGGCTATGCTGATTTCTGTTTTCCCGTTCGTCGGGTCAGTATGCGATGTGACCGTCTTTGATATGACCGCGTTCGCGTCGAGGTCATCGATGTTTTTCTTGACGGTCAAAAAGACAGTCCATCCCGTGATGTTCTTCGGCACGCCGTCCTGCTTAAACTCAAGAGCGAAGGTGTGATCATCTCCTCTTATCAGCTTAAAGTTCATTCTCCGCCTCCCGCCTTCTGCTTTATGGCGATTCTCAAAAGAACCTCGATCCTCCTCATCCTCGGGCAGTTAAATTTGATCTGCTTCTTGCCCGTGGAGCCGAAATACTTTGTGATATCCACGTCCTCCTGGTTGGTGCTGTATGCGTTAAGCATGTCTCCGAACCCCTGGCCGTTATTGATATAGAGCCCGACCGGGGCCTGGATGTCCTCCTCAAGTTCGCAGTATAAGATGGGATCGTTAATTCGATAGTTGTTCGCGTTTCCGGTGTCCGTCGGCTCTCCGCTCGATACAAACCGGAAGGCAGCATAATTTTGAAGCCCATCGGCAAGCGTTTGGACGCGAGTCTTCACGTCCTTTGAATATATATCCCCTGTCGGATCGGTATAGACATTCACGTTCCCATAATCGACCTGGGCCGTCATCGACCAATCGTCTTTATCAAGGGCTCCGTAGTCATCTAAGGCATGGAGGACGAGGGAGTGTTGAGCGTTCGGCCCGCTTCCGGCGAATGCCTTGCTTGCAAGAAGCCACCGGAGTTCGGATGTCTTTAATTTCAAACCAAAAAGCGGGGAGACGTTGAATTTTTGATAGGCTCTATACCAAAGGTAGCTCGTGCCCCCCGCCCCCGTCCCTCCTTGGTGATAGGCTTGCCCGAACATGCTGAACGCGCCATTGATGTATTCAATCGTCCCCTTATTCAAGGGAGGGATGTAGATAATGCTTGAGTTTTCCGGGTAATCCGCTACTTGAAGTCCGGGGAAGTAGAGATTCATTTTGATAAAGTCTATCTTGAGTGTCGAGGACGGAACGTAGAAAGAAAAAATCGCCTCCCTCGTGGGTGACACAAGCTCCTGAAATTCATAGGCGATCTCGGTCATCAGCCGTCCCTCTTGGAGATAGATGTCCCGGATCATCCCCGGCCTGAACCTTGTCGAGTCGGGCAAGAAGTTGAGAAACTCAAGGTAATCCATCAGTCCGCCTCGGCGTCTTTTTTCCACGGCCTGTTTTTGAAATAAAGCATGGGCGGGAGAACCCTGACCTCGCCCTCGGCTACTTCATTGTGTATGTATTCGAGACAGAAGTATGAACACGGGATGCCGAGATTCGCCCTTCTCATTATCACGGCCCTTGCTTCGTCCCCGTCCGTGCTCGTTCCCCCGTCAAGGGAGATTGTCGCCGTCGGGAATTTCTCAAAGTTCTTATAAATGCTCAGCCCAATCTTGCTTCCCTGTGGACAAATATACTCAGCGAAAATCCTTCTTAGCGAATTCCATGCCCCCTTCTGGCCCGTCAGGGAGCAGTATTGCTTTGTCATGAAGTTGGCCCGGATGATCTCGCCGTCGTCAGTGAAGCCCGAGCCCTGGGTGTAGAGGTTCCCATCCGAGCTTCCGGTTATCAATTGAAGCCTGGCGTTAGCATCCCTGATGTTGTGCATGCAAGTCAGGTTTTTTGCGAAGCTGTATAGGCTCAATTTGCCTTTAAGAAAATCAAACACGATATCAAGGTTCGGCTCCGTCGATGTCCCGGTTGGGACGCTCAGCCAATACTCGCCGTCCTTTTCATTCACTTCGCCGAACGCTTTATGAATGGCCGCCTCGTTGATCGTTGAGATGGTTGTCTTTAAGATTTCTGATATGGGGGGCCGGAAAAGAATGTCCCCGTTATAGACCTCGATTCCGTGCTTGGAATACCACATCATGAGGCCGCTCCCGACCGAAACTGTTGCCGGTGCGTCCGTTCCGGTCTTGAAGGGTAGCTCGGTCAATTGATAGGCTGAGTCCCCGACTTTATCGAGCCGGAAGGGGCTCCTTCTTTTCAGGATGTAAAGGGAGTCCATGAAAGATTTGATCGCCATTATCTCGTCAGAATCACGCCCCTTGACCGGGATGATATTGTCGTGTGCCATTTCTTCCGCAGAGCCCTTGTTGGTGAATTGAAGCTGGTTGCGGGCGGACTTGGGAACGAACCACACCCTATCGTCCCAGACTTCCGCGCAAACAGCTTCGGGCGGCGGATATCTTTCGTAGCTCACCTCGTCCCCTAATTTCGTGATGTTATCCTCGTAGGTTGTTTCGGCGTTGTTGATGTCGGCGACCCAGAAGAAAACCTCGCCCCCGGCTGTCGTCCTGTAAATCCGCTTCTTATCCACCTTCGGATCTGTGGAGACCGGGATTGAAGAAAGGTCGATCTTCTTCGCGCTGACCGTGATCTCATTTGAAATAGGGGAGGGATTGCCCTCGACCTGGAAGTTGCCGCTTCGAAGATAGGTGATAACGTATTTGAATTTACCCGACAGGTCTCCGGCTGCTCCCTCGGCTATGGTCGCAGCTGAGGTCGGGGCGTCGATCCCGAGCCCGTATGTCGTCGTCGGCTCGACCAGAAGATTGGTGTCAAAGCCGACTATGATAGGGCGCTCCCGAAGATAAACAATCGGCTTGACCGGAAAGCCGAGTTCATTAGTCTGGGAGTAAAGAGTTGACCATGATCCGGCTCCCGCCGCCCGGCCATAGATTTTCTTGTTGCTTATGACAACGTATCTGTTTACGGGTGTCTCATCCCAATAATCAAAAAGCCCCCTCAAGGGCTCGGAGTTGAAGTTGTAGAATGCGTCAAACTTGCTGTATCCGGGCCTCTTGACTCGGCTTACCCCGTCTCTATGCGGCTTGAAATTTAGGGATTTCGTGACATCTCCGGCAGGGAGTTCGGTGGGGGAGAGTAGCTCATTTAGAGTCCCGCCCAGACTTTCAAGGTCAAGCGGGTGGAGGCTATTGGCCGAGCTTTCTCTCATTCCTTCATAATCTCCGTTATGTTCGGTCGTCCCCTGTGGGTTATCCCCTGTGCCTGGCTCATGGTGAAAAGGATGCCTTCTAAAGTCCTTTCATACCGGCTGTCCAATTCCCCGCCGTCTCCGCCGGAGCGCAAGAGCCATTGTTTCAGAACGTCCATAGCCAAGAGTTCGTGGGTCGGCGTGAGAATGCTGGATCCGTTGAAGGGGATGGCGTATTTTGATGTCGCCGGATCGTGAGTGTCGCTGTTGAGTTCCTTAAAAATCGGGATATAGGCTGCCTTGTATTTATTTGAGACCGAAGACCCGGGGCATGGGTCAAAGGCGATGACGCCCATAGACTCCCATGACCATACTCTCGGATCGCCACTTGCGCCGATGACGTAGTATTCGACAAGCTGATCCCTGTCCACAAAGCGTAGTTCGGACTGTTTGTAGCCGGACTCATTGTGAAAGATTCCCTGCATCATGAAAAAATCCGTGACTGATAAATCCGTCGCGATGTCATACTCGCGCTTTCCTGAGGTTGTCGAAATAAGGAAGCTCTTTGTGACCGCCCACGGGATGTAGGGCGCAAGGGCGATAGCGATATTCTGTTGGGAGACGTTGATTAGCAAGTCGAGTTCGGCGTTCATGAACAGCCCCTCGGGGGCCTCCGTCAATTCATCGGCCAATATCCGAATGTAGTTTCTGATCTCCGGTCTTAGCATTAGACAAACCTCATTTGATCGGACTCTTTATTATCGTTTTCATGATGGCCTTGATTATTTGCTTGATTATGCTGCCATCTTGGACATACTCATACGCGCCGATATCCGGCAATCCGACGATAGGCTTCCCCGCATAATCCTCCGTCAAATTCACATCCACCCCCGCATTAATGCAGGGGGAGGTGGACTGGAGGGTGAAGTCGCCGGTGGCGGGGGAGATCATGAGGGGGTCCGCCTGAATCTCTCCCGTTCCAAGGGAATATCCTATCGCCCACTCCTCATCATCTGGATTCCAATAGCAGTTATAAGTGTGTGTCGGTGGTGCATAGTTTGCCATAGTGACATAACCCGTGGCATAGATGAGATTGTTCTTCATAATAAAAGACCCGGCAGCGGGACTACTGGTGAACCATATCGCCTCCGCACTCGCTCCTCCCGTAGTCACGACAGTATTGTTATAGGCCAAAAGATTAGATAGGGTTATAGAAAATCCACCACTGTTATGAATGGAGAACCAATTATCCGGGGTTCCCCTATTTTCTATGAAAATATTGTAATAGACACTTATATTTGAGACATTGCCCCCACTGCCCCCAATTTCCATAAATCCAGAAGTGTTGGTAAAAATATTATGATGGACAAGAAGTCCATCAATATCTGTAGAATCTCTATAAATCTCAACACCACCACCGTCTTCTACATAATCCGTACATGGAGCATATAGGTTATAGAAAGTGCAATAAGATATTTCATGTCCAGACCCCTGAACATCCACCCCCGTAGCTCCATAATCATTATCTGGGGTTGCATCATCAATGATTATATGGCCATCATGGATGGTGCATCGTGTTATCAATGAGCCCGACCCCGATGCCGCGATTGCGGAACCATGTTGGTATAAATCAGAATCTTCGATAATAATATTTGTTGATCCTGTTTTGATTCTCAATCCCACGGCATTTGCATAGCAAATAGTCAAGTTGGAGAATGTCAGATAATCACAGGCATCAGTATCTATCCCATAATCTCTTGCGGGAGCCGTGATGGTGTATCCAGCCGGAGAATCATCTCCGCTCGTTCTAATATAGAGCCTATTGTTAGGGTCATCATACCACCAACTATTTACGGGCATATTTGCTTTTTCCTGTCGTTTCAGCATCGACGTACCATCTTCCCAGGCGACATTGGGAACATTAGCCAATGTTGCATAATATACAGTCGCCACATCTTCATTGAGATTAATTCTAAAGGTAAGATTTCGGGTACTGACATTGGTACTCATGTTCCAATCCACACCGGTACCATAATAATAAGAGCCATCTGGATATTGGCTCGCCCCATCATAAATGTCTGTTTCTGGATTACCGTCAGTAGAAACAACGCCAATATAATATGTGGTGTTTGCGGTAAGCATGGGATTAGTTGCTGAAGTAAAAACAACCCATTGTTTTTCTCCGCCAGTAGTGACACTCCTTGTAATCGTTTCTGTATAAGATGTTAGATTATTTGATGTCCCGATCCTTAATGTCATGCTTACTGTCGGTGTGCTCAACGAGTGGACTTCGACAGAATTGAGCGTAGCTGTTACCGTAGGCTTAAATGACTGCCCCATCGTATAACCCGCTGAGCCATTTGTCCTCCCCCCATCGGTCAAATCTTGATGTGCGTCTAGGGTCGGGGTGCTTATTTCTTCAGATGTCCATGATGATAAAGTAGTTGAACCATCAATAACCGGATCATCCCCCGTCCCATACGCCCCGAAGGTGATGGGACTACCGGATGTACCGGATGAAGGGACGGTCAATGTCTCGCTCCAAGTCTCGCCACGCTTGAATAGAACGGAGTCACCCGCAGAGAAAGACGAGCCATTGACCTTCGCTATCGTCTTCCAGGCATCAGAGGGTGATGTCCCGCTATTACCATCATCACCACCCGTTTGATCTACGTACCAACCACTGGTATGCCCAGTTCCTCTCAGGCTGATGTTATATGGATTTTCGTCAGCATCATTATTGACGATGGCTATGACGGCATTTTTCTCGCCTTCTGATGTCGGACTGAACCTCAGTGTGAAAGTCGTATTCCCCGATCCTACGATTGGAGTAGTCGGCTGAACCTGAACACTGAATTGATCGGCGTTAGTCCCCGTAATGACGATGATCGGGCTTCCGCTCAGCGTCAGATCGGCTTCACCTGTGTTCTCAAGTGTAAAAACCTGATTTGTATTAGTGCCGACGGACTTAAAACCAAAATTGTAAGTGCCGCCATCGGGGATCGTCGTAGAATCGTATGTGATGTTTATCTCCGGGCCAGGTGGAGCGCCCCTTAGCGGATGTGGATAAGTATAGGCAGCATAGCCATCTCGTGCATGAAGATGGACATCCCTTTCCTTGACAATATATGGAGGATCAGTCTGGTTCGGAATATAAATACCATGCGGATTAGTTGGATAAAAATCACTGTCGATGTCGCCGTGAACAGTAGATATATTATCCCAACAATAACTATCTCTCGCTTGATCGGAGTCGGGATATGAAACAACATTATTATCGTTTATTATGATCGGCGTATCCGCCAGGTTTATTCCAAAAGTATTGCTGTAGATTAAGAAATCTCCACCGTGTGTCGCCAGGGCATCAGAAGCCTCTCCGGGCGGCGGATCAATATTCGTAACAAGATTTTCATATGCTTCTATGGCCCGCGCCGCCCTGAAACCCGTGCCCTTGCCGTGCACGTCAATATGCTGTGCACCGGATAACCACGTAGTAGTCAGGTCGGATGTGTTGTAGCGAAAAACATATTTTGCTCCCCACCCGGCTGAAACCGCATGCCGACATAGATGGAAATAGCAATCCTCAATAAAGAGAAAGGTATTTGCTCCCCACCCTGGGTCTGTATTAGCTGGCCATGTCGCCCAGGCATAGGCTCCATAAGTAGATTCGGTTCCGTATACGGGACTATAACCGACCCCATATCCAGACCCGCTAACATTGCAATCAATAAAATCGCAATCATAAATAACGCCGTATGACCATCCCTGAATATATATCGCCGCATGGCCCAAACCATGAAATTCTATGTCATAAATCTTCAGATCATCGAATGCAATCCCCGCTTCCGATAATTCAAGCCATATTCCCTTGTCTTCCATCACCCCGTCATCAGCGCCGATAAGCGTCATGCCGCTAATCGAAACAGGATAAGCAGATGAAACCTTCGATGCGTTCCAATATAACATTGTGTTTCCGGGGCCGCCGGTAATAACATTCGACCCCTTATTGAGGATGGTTACGCCTTTTCCCGCGCCCCGCATACTGACGCCATTCGGAACCGTCACGAGGGCATTATAATTATTATTCGTTCCCGCCGGTAAAACTGCTATATCACCCGGTGAACAGAGATTCACGGCGGCCTGGATTTGAGCAGGGGTCAGTCCGGCAGCCTCGTGCTCATCAGCCGCACTAAACAAGGAAAAGGCGAATAGCAAAAATAGACATAGAAGAAATAGGCGTTTCATGGCATCATTTCACAAAGATCGAGACATTCACATCCACGGTATAAAGGGCCGTTGTCTCCTGGTTCTGGATAGACAGGAGCTTGATCTTTTCGAAATCGGGCTCGATCGCAATGGTCATCTGGACTGCGGTTGTCCCGTTCGCTGTAACAGAAACACCGCTACCGGAATTAAGGACATCAATCGTGTCCCATTTATTTCTCTTTGAATCAAAGGCCGCAAACTTGAAAATGACCGCCAAAGAACAGCCGGCATGATTTCCTTTGACATAAAAAGAGATTGCCGCTTTCTCAGCAAAGGCGAGCGGAATTTGCTTAGAATTGAATCCTGCCCCATCAATCTGAGTTGAGTTGATGGGAACAGTATAATCAGAGGCAAGAAAATTCTCGCGTGAAAACCTGAACATAGCGCACCTCCTCAGCAAATAGGGGAGAAGCCTTTCAGCCCCTCCCCGTTTGCCTTATTTCTTGAAGTAGCCGTAGCAGGTGAACGTGACCGCGCCGGTGCCGGTGTGATCCCAAGAAAGCCGGATATACTCGCCGAGATTGGCGGCGAGAATCTTCATCTCGTTGGTGACCCCCGTGACCGTGGTGAAGGTCACGACCGTGTACCACTTGCCTTCCGGGCCTCGCGTCTGAATCGTGAAAATGATGTTCGTCGGCGCGAAGGCGGTGACGTCCAGAAAGAAGTTGCCTTCCTTGAAATGGCCGACATAGATGGGGTCGGTTCCGCTGTTTCCGTCCGCCGTGACCGTTGCCCCCTTGATCAAAACCGGGACGCCGTGGTGTTCAAGCTCCTGCTTGGAATAAGCTAAATCGATTCCACTTCCAGGGCTCATGTCTTACCTCCTAAGTAAATGTTTTAGATGTCGCAAGCTGAGCGACTTTCTTATGCCATGCTCTTGCCCTATCCTGATTCTCAAGTTCCAATTTCATCGTCCGGGCCGCTTCTTCTTCGTCCACTTTTCTAAGTGCGTCAGCAAGCCGGATGTTCACGCGGGAATTCCTCATGATCCTCAAGGCCCGGAGAACCTTCGCCCATTTATACTCGTCTTCCAGGGAAATCGGCTGGTGATTCTTGTCCTCCAAAACATCCTCGACAATAAAGTGCTTCCCGAGTTCCGGGATATACTCCGTGAAACCGGCCACCCGCTTGAAATAGTCCCTGACAATCATCCACTTCTTGTAGCGGGGGAAATACCTGCCGTAGGCTCCGGGTGCGAAAGTCCGAAGCTCTTTTGTAAACCAGGACGGGGCTTGATACACGACATTCTCCTTCTTGAGAAAGCGGAAAGGGGCGGAAGCCCGCCCCTCCCTGCTCAGCTTCTTAGCTCAAGGGCTCCTGAATGTCGGCGATCTTCCAGAAAGCCTTTCTGATGGAGACGCCGAGATTCTGAAAGATGTGTCCCTCGGCGACGAATTCGTTCTTGTTTGCGACTTTCTGAAGATAACTGCCGTCCCTGCCTTTCTCCCACGTGATCTCCTCACCCTCTTTCGTGACGTAGATGGTGAGCTTGTCCTCGTCCAGCCCGAGCATCATGCCATCGGGAACGAATTTGTCCGGGATCATCGGGATCACTTTGCCGTCGTAATAGAACGGGAGACCCGAGAAGCCGCCCCAGAGCACTTCCTTGTCGATAATTTTGTAGTCCCTGAGGTGGGCCGCCCATGCCCGGCGGGTTTTCTGAGTGATGAAAATGACCGATGTCATCCCGCCCTCAACATCGTCGATGGCTGAGATTATAAGGTCTTCCGACAACGGGCGCTTCACTCCGCCGTTCGCTTTCACGACGGCCTTCCAATCCGGGTAGTTGGCGACAAGCAAGCCCTGAAGACCGGCTGCGGCGTTCGGGCCCGGGGGATCGGCATCGCTGCAAATCCCGAGAAGCCCCATGCACTCGCCGATACCCGCAAGCTCGGTTGTGCCGGGATAGACGTCCTCGTTAAAAATCCAGGAGTCGTCGTCGCAGCTTCCGGTAGAATCAAGAATAATCGAGGTGTCTCCGGTCGTGACGATCTTCTTGCTGTCCATCTGTTTCGTCCCGCCTGGGTTATAGATGTCGATGATTCTGTTCTTCTTGAGGAACCGACTGAGTTTTGTCCAATAGGGGCTATCGATATTAACCGTTGCGCTCGTTACGACGGCTCCGTTCACCTGGGCGAGTCGGCCCGATCCATCTGAAATTAACTGACGGCTCATGTCGTCGATGACCGTCATAAGAATTCCCTGCTTCTCAAAATCGTAAGCATCGAGAGGGGTTCCGTCTTTGGCTGCGGCGGCAAGAGCAAACCCGTCAAACTTGATGGAGAACATCATAGCTCTCTTGAGCCTCACGACGGTCTCTTCGGGAGTTGACTCCTGGGCTGTCGGGTATGCCGAATCGGATGCGGCCCGCGCTGCCTGAGATGCGCCTACCATGACTTTCTGCTTGGCAAGCATCCCCCCCAGCACGAGCTTATCCGACTTCTTGACTTGACCCTCGATCTTCGATTGGGAGAAGATTTGAGCAATGACTCCCTTGTTGATGAAGTCCTTGAATAACTTTGCTTCTGTGACAATATCAAACACTTTCTCCTCCTTTAAGCGAGTTTCCCTGCCCTCCTCTGCTCATCCAGCCAGACGTTCGCGGCGTCGATGGATTCCCTGAGATTCTTGAATTTCGGCCTGTCCTTCCCGACGGGCGCGCCCCCGGCTGGTTGGCCGGAAGGGGCTGCGACGGGGGCCTCTTTTTCTTCCCGCTCTTTCAGGAACGCGCTGATGATGGCGTCTTTGTCCTGATGTTCCGGGTGCTCCTTGATGAACCTCTTGAAGCGGCCGATCTCCTCCTCGTGGATTTTCTTCATGGCTGCCTCGACCGTGTAGGTCGGCGCGCCTGTTTTCTCGTCCACTTCCTTGAGAAGCCCCCATATCCTCTTGACCTGACTCGGTGAGTCGGTGGAGAGGAAATAGGTTTTCTTGTGCTTCTCAATGTCGGAGTCGATGGCCTGTTTCTCCTCCTTGAAAAGGCGGCCTGCCACAAAAGCCTTGAGCGATGAGTGCTCCTTCTCTATCGTGGCGAGCTTCTTCTCAAGCGTCCTTCGTCTTTCGATTTCGCGCTTCAAGTCCGGGTCGAGGACGGCAAGTTCTTCGGCGTCGCCTTCCTGCGCCTCGGGTTCTTCGCTTCCTTGCAAAGCCTTCTGCGCCTGGGGAATGGTGATCTTTCCTTGCTGGATAGCCTCGAACATTGTTTTCATAAGCTCCGCCGCCTGATTGACCTCTTGCAGTTTAGCGTTCGCGTGGACTCCGAGTCCGGCCCATGTCATGAGCTTTTCCACGGAATCGGGAACATACTCCTTGCCGTCGGCCTTGAATCTGAGCGGGTGCTTGTTTCCGTCCTTGTCAAGGATGTAGAGCGGTGTCTCAGTTCCTCCTTCTTCGCCCTTATCCTGGCTTTCTTCACATTCAGGACAGGGTTCTTTTTCCACTTTGCCTTTGTCCTGCACTTCCTCCTTCGCTTTGGAAGGCTCGGCGGCTGGCCTTTCGGCTTCCCGGGCCTGCTCCACCTCAAAGGAAGAAAATGCGTCCCTGAGGCTTTTCGGCGACACTCTTTCGGAGGGCTGCCCGGTCTGCTCCTGAGTGGAAGACACGGGGGCCTTTTCCGTTTCGGTCGGCTTTTCCATGTTTTATGTGCCTCCTTGTGATTGCTGCTGCGCTATGAGTTCGGCCAGAAGGTCTTCCGGCCTCATCTCCACAGCAGGCGGCGTAGCCGGAGCCTGCGTCTGATCTTCCTGCGGCGCACTCTCGGCCTCGCCTTTTTCCATATTCAAAAGTTCTTTATGGCGATCCATGTGAGTCATGAGCCAATCCTGACTCTTTTTATCCCATGTTCTGAATTCTTCTTTTTTGCGCTCGTTGTTATGTCGCTCGTAATGAACGGCGTGGTTATCGTTCTCATCGACCGCGGGATAAACCTTGCCCCGCCTGATCATCTCGTTTTCCCGCTCGGCGTGTCGCTCGTCTATGAATTCCTCCTCCATAAACTGCTGCATGTCCTTGCGGTCGAGAAGCTCCAATGCCTTGCGGGGATCGGTTATCAGGCCCTTCTCAATGAACCCCATGACGATTTCCTCTTTCTGCTGTCTCTGGCTGAATAGGTCAACACCAGACCTGATGCGGACATCGCTATTGTCGCGAAGCTCCTCTCCCCTGAACGCCTCTACCAATGTTTGTTTGTTCTTCCCGACTGTCTTTATCAGCCGCTTCACGTTGTATCGCTCCTGGATCAGCTGAAGCCTGAATTTGTGGGCCTCGGATAGATTCGCGTCCACCTCGTCAAGCTGCGGGGTGAGCACGATCTCGTCCTGCTCCTTGAGCCCCCGGAATAACTGAGCCGAAGCCCGTGAAGCGTATTTCGGAAGCCTTGCGAATGAGACTTCTCTCATCGAAGCAACCGTCTCGATTTCCCTTTCCAGGTTCGATATTGAAAGGATAATGGACTCGGGGATGGCCGGGGGGTTCTGCCAATAAGGATTTCCCCCGCCGAGTTGGTTGAAGATGACGTATTCGACTCCGGCTCTCGTGAAGGAACGAAGCTCCTCCCCGATGAGCGAGTTTCGCGGGATCATCGCCTTCGGCTTAAAATGAAGGATGTATTCGTCGATTATGGACTTGAGCTTGTTGAGTTGGCGTTGAGCCGGTTGAGTGATGCGGATGACCGAATCGTGCCATTGATCATCGAGGATCGGAAGTATCCCGGGGATTTGAAAATAGGGGATTTGGGGCTTCTTGTCGTTCCCCTCCGGCGAAACATTTATTCCGTCGTGAAAAAGCCAACCGGAGCCGACGACCATGAATCTTCCCTTATCGTGGCCGGGATACGGCTTCTCCCATAGCTCAAGTCGGATTGCGGTTCCTTCTTTGGGTGGAGACACGGTTCCCGTGATGTCCGGTTGATACCACTCTTTCGCGAGTGGGTCGGGGGGAAGCGTCCCTCTTTCGAGACCAAACTCGTCCTCAAGAGAGGCAAGTGGGACTCGCTTCCCCTCGATGAAGTATCGCCATTCGGAACGGTTCTTTGCCAACGGGTCGGGTCGGACGTTAAATGGATTTACAAAATCGAAGTCCACGTCGCCCCGATCCGGGGTCGCCTTGTCCGTCTTCGGATCGTATGCGAAAGCCAGGAGATTCTTGTTCCACCATTCCTTCCAGAACGCATCGCCCACGATGAGAGCCCAGAGCTTTGCGAGATTTACCTTTTGCCTGAACCTGCGCTCCGCCGATGAGTTTGTGTATTCTATGGCGATGGAGCCGAGATTCGCGGCCCGGATGTCCTCGGGCTCGGTCGTGTTCGGCATGACGTAAAAAGAGTGGGCGTAAAGAACCTGGCCCCAGAGTTGGCGGATCATCGGCAGCTGGCGATTATAGACGTTCTTAATTTCGCGCTCGACAAAGGGGCTGATGTCCTCGATTCTGCCGGACCCATAATTAAAGACATGATACTGATTGCCGTAAAACCAATTGATCCATTCAAGCCAATATCCGAATTTGTTTTTGACCACGGGATTCTCAAGCCAGTCCGTTTCGACAAACTCAATCTTCTGCTTGACCTCACCCTTCAGGTCTTTTACCGGAACGGGCTTGAATTTATCCGCCATTGTCAGAATCCCTCGGCCTTTCTTCTAAGCTCCGCCTCTTTCGCGTCGGGCTCTTTCTCGCGGTCTTTCTCAAGCCGCCTGTCCTTGTCTTTCACCTCAACGGGGAATTCTTCCTTGAAGTATTGATAAGCCCGGTAGTCCCCGGCCATGAAGCGGTCGAATATCTCGCGCTTCTCCCGGTAATGAAGCACGGCCAGGATGACATTCGTAGCGAGTGAGACGAGAAGCGCGGCGAATAAGTATCCCATGCGTCCTCCTAAAACATCCTCGCCGTCAGAACATTAGGCGCGTATCGGCTGCCCACATCCCGCCTGATCTGGGCGAGAAAGCTCGACTCCGCCGTTGTCTCAGGTGTCACGATGTTTCTTTTCGCGGGTAGGGTCTTGATCTCATAGTGATAAAAAATTGTGTCGAGAATATCTACATTCGAGTCCTTCCCCCGATAGTAGGTGTTGTATTCATCCTCGTAGGCGTCAAGCCCCTTGCGGCTTCTGATTTTCCCGCATTGATATTGGATGGCAAGGCTTGAGATACGCGACTCCCTGGGCCTTCCCTTGATGTCGATTCTACTGATCGGCCAGTCCGGGTGCTTCGATTCAAGATAATCGGCAAGGAAGATTCCGTATTTTTCCTTTTCCACCCCGATCTGAAGGATGGGCCGCCCCTCCTCTACGGAGTTATTCCAGAGCATCTCCACCCATTCGACAACCTGCATGGGATGGAGCTTCTGTTTATGGGCGTAGGAGATGGAGAGGTTCCCCTCATCATCCCAATCGCCGATTGAAATTGCCGTAGGGGTTGACTCTTTCCCGACCGTCCCCGAGCAGTCGATCACCATGTTGCGGATGTAGTTTTTCGGAAGCTCCTCATAGTGGGTAATCCAGGTTCGCTGAAATTGGATGTCCTCCTCCGCCGTGGGCTGAAGCTCGTAGAGCGCGGCATACATGGCCGCCGTCATCTTGGCCCGCTTCCGGCGGAGATAGGTCTCATCCACCTTCTCGGGAAATACCGGCACTCCGAGTTTCCCCCCGCCGGATGTCGCGGGGCAGGAGAAAACGGCATAGCCCGTTTCCGTGACGAAGGTATAGCAGGGTCTTCGCCGAAGCTTGAGGAAGTCGAATTTATATTCCGGGTCAATGATATGTCCGGCGAGGTCATCGGGATACCAGGTGGTCTCAAAGATAATCTCGCGGGCGTTCTCGGCAAGGATCGCTTCCTGTTGCTGCCACCGCTTGATCGTCTTTCTCCGGGCCTCCGCCGTGTCGGAGTTGACTTCGTTCACGAGGTTGTCGTTGATCCCCAAATCGTAGTGATGTCCGGTCAAGCTCTTTTCGGGAGACCCCAAGTCAAGCTCGACTCCCTTAAACCGGACTTTCCCCTGGTCGAGGGCGCAAGTCTCAAAGTCCGACCGGGAATGCGGCGTGAATTTATCAAAGAAAGCCTGGATGAGCTTATTGTCGATGAGTTCTTTCACGATCCGGTCGGCGTGATCCTGGGCTAACTCAAACTTTCCCGAGTAGATGAACGCCTTTGCTTCCTGCTTATGGTAGAGATTCCAGAGGAACCATTGGATAAGAAGCCCCCTTGCGATGGAGCTTTTGAGGGCGTCTCGAAACATGAGGACTAAAAGCTGCTTGATGGTGTTTTTCTTAGGGTCGAGGAAGTCGCAGAGCTTCAGGTGGATCCAGTTCAAGTCCCGGTATTCGCGGGTCTTGCCGTGGCTGAGGACGACGGAGCAAAGGAAAAAGAGGTCGGTCAGCATCTTTTCCGTCCACCACTCCGGGGACATCCCCCGAAATTCGGGGGCAATATCGCCGGGGGAGACAATGCTAACTTGCATGGGCGTTCCTCATCTCCTCGTATTTTCGGATGGCCTTCACGTCCTCGCCGCTCAGGTGAATCTCGATAACTCGCTGCTCCGACTGAATCTTCTTCGGGGGATAATTATCCAGGACTTGATTCGCTTCCCTAACAAACTTCGCCCTGGCGTTGTGATCCGGTTGTTCGGGCCTGATGGGGTGCATGGCGTCAAGCCCCTCCGCTATGACGGACGCAATCTTTTCGTCCGTTATCCCCTTCGCCTTGAGGGCGTCGATAATGGGTTTTCTCGCCATGAGCTTGGGGATGACATCGGGTGCGCTTGAGAGCGCATAGCCCGCCTGAATGGCGGCCTGCTTGTTCCCCATCCCAAGCTCAAACTTATTCTCAAGAGCCTTCTTCTGCATGTGCGTCAGCTTGGATATGGGCCTCTCATTGCCCCTCGGAAGCGGCTTCGCCCTTAGGTCAAAACGCGGCCTCTCCGGGCTCATCTTATCGACGAGAACCGGTATGCCCTCGCTTTCCATCTCAACCAGAGCGTCGTCCCTTTTCATCGCGTTATTTCTTGTATTTCTTCCAGATCACCCGGGCGAAAAAAAAGACGAACAAACCGAAGATTACGCCAGCCAAGAAATCCATGTCACCCTCCCTTGCCTTTCAGGATGTCGGGGAAGTGCCTCAAGGCATAAGCCCTGAAGTTGTCCGAGTCCGTAAGCTCCCGCCAAAACTGCTTCCGCTTGTAGCGCGGGTGAACGCGAAGTGCCCTGTCGAGCTTGTCGAGAAAACCGAGAGCCACCCTCAATTTCCACCGCCGATACCAATAAAGCGGACTTAGCGCAGTCACTAATAGCCTGTTCACTAATAGCGATTAAAGACGC